GTTCCGGGAGAGTCCGGCGGCGTCAGCGGCTGCGTCGATCTCTCGTTTCAACGAGTCCGGCATCCGGAGGTAGACGACGGTTTCTCGGTCAGGGTTGGGCGGCATCGCGGGTGGCGAGGAGGGTGATGTAGTCGGCGATGGTCATGTCGTAGCCGTCGGCCATGTCGATGAGGAGGTTTTTGGTTTCGGCGGGGATGCGGATGGTGATGGTGGTGTTGGTGCCGGTTTCGGCGCGGCGGGGTGGGCGGCCGGTGCGGCGGGGGATGTTGGTGAGCATGGGGGGATGTTACCCGGAAACTTGACTTGCTGTAAACTGGTGTGTAGGATTTCGCCCGATGTGGGACTACTACCAAGCGCTACTGGCGTACGAAGCCCGACTCGAGGAGTTCGGGCGACCGTTGACCGACACCGAGGCCCTCGCCTTGTTCGAGGAGACCGGTGGCGTGTTCGAACCCGACCAGATACCCGTCTGGTGGGAAGCCGATGACCCCGTGGAGGACGACCCCCGTGACTGAAGCATGGCGTGCCGACGCCGCGTGCAGCGGCCGCAACCCGAACGTCTGGTACCCGGACAGCCGCATCGGTCTCCGAGACGCGATGCGCGTCTGTGCCGTCTGTACCGTGAAGACCGAATGCCTCGAGTACGCCCTCGAGGAAGGCGAGGTCCACGGAGTGTGGGGCGGGAAGACCGAGACGGAGCGACGCCTGCTGCTCCGGCGCCGTCGGAAAAACGCCCGGACCCTTACCGTCGCGTCCTGATCAGGGTTTCCGGTACGACAGTTTGTACCCGCAGCGGTGACAGAAATGTCCCCACTGATTGAACCGGATCTCGGACTGCGGGTGCGTGCAGTCGAGGATCTCGACTGCCCGGGCATCACACAACTGGCGGACATACTCGGCGAGACTGATCCCGAGGCGTTCCGCCGTGTCCTTCCACCGTTGGTGGCTCGAGCGGGGTGCCCGGATGAGGACTTGCTGGAGCGGATCGTCGTCGGTGGCACCGGTCGAACGCCGCACCGTCGGTTTGATCGAACTCGCTACCTGTTGCATCGCCGCCTCAAGGTTGTCGCTCACTCGACGATCTCCGCATCTCGCACGACCTCAACGCCCTGCTCGTCCTCCGGGATGCCCCGCACCGCCCCCTCGATCTCGGGCACGTCCCGGCCCAGCATCGACATCACCGTATCCCGAGGAAGCACCCCGGACTGGCCCATGAGTTCCAGCAGTTGCCGGGCTTCGGTCTCCGGATCGAACGCGTCTGCGGCGGCAGCCCCGTCGGCTCCAGCAAGGACCGCCCGTTGGGGAGCCTGTTCGCCCGTGTCGACCGCGACGTTGATGTTCACGGCTTCCATGCCGAGGAGTTTCGAACGCCGGTCCATGATCGACAAGACTTGCTGGATCGCACGAAGGTCGGGTTCGATGACGAGTTCGCTACCGTCCGGTGCCACGACCTTCCGGTGCTGGGTGAGCGGCCAGATCGCCTGCTGGAGGGCGTCGAGGCGCTCGAGTTCGAGGCGGAGCACTTCTGGATACGCCAAGAGTGCTTCACGGTTCAACGACTGGAGTTGACGGGTGACGGCCGCGTGGACGGCTTTCGTCGACACCCCGAACCGTTTGGCGATCTCCCCCGTCGGCACACCGGTCTTCCGCATCTGAAAGATGCGGGCATCCCGTTCGGCGAGGAACTCTTTGGTGAGACCGTCGCTACTCATTGGACCCTTGCTTCGAGAACTCGATCACTTCGAACGGAAACAGCGTACTCCGTTTCATTCGAACGGGCCACTGGCGGAGGTCTCGAGGCCCACGCCACTGCTTCACCTCGTACACCGGGTCACCGACCGCCGTCGGATCCGGAGCCAACGCATACCCGAACTCGGGCCATCGCATCCACACCGCAGAAACCATCGGCCGCAAGTCCCGAGCCGACAACGAGTTCCGGAGCGGCGCATGGTGCTCGAGCCACAACGCACACCCGTACGTCGTCCGAATCTCGTCGAGAATCAACGCCACCTCGATCGCCGTCGCTTCCGCCGTCCGGTTCCCCGGATCGATGAACGCCTTGTAGAGCGGACCCAACACCAGCAGTTCTGGTTCGATCTTCTCGATCTGTTCCTCGAGGAGCATCCGGTCCGTCGGCTTCAGCAAGTTGATACCGTCAGGCTTCACCCACAGGTGCGCTTCCGGATCTGCGTTCGATTCGTACGCCCGGTGCAGGGCACCGAGGATCTTCCTTGAGGTACGGCGGATGATCCGCTCCGGGTTCTCGAGGTCCACGAACAGGGTCTTCACCGGACGCATCCGTCCGAGCGTGAACGGATGGACCCCAGCCCCGGCCAAGATCGCCACCTGCCGAGCAAGCATCGTCTTACCGACACCCTCGGCGGCGACGATCATCACCCGTTCCTGCCGCTCGAGCATCCCCGGGATCAGCCAGTCGTACCCGTCGTCGTCGGTCTCGTTGATGAGCGTCGTCCACCGGACCAACCGGCCCGGATTCCGAGCCGGACCCTCCCCGGCGGTCGACAGCAACCCGCGAGCACGAGCGATCTTCGCTTCCGGCTCGAGATCCCGAGTAGCGAGTTCCTGAAGAGCAACGAGGATCGACGAAAACTCGTCGGTTTCCGATACCGGTTCCTCGAGTCGCTCGACCGGCACATCAGGATCGTCGGTCAAATCAACGAGATCAGCGACCGTGCCGCCGACTCCGAGGAGATCAGCGACGTCCTTGTGAGGAACGGGCGGGGCTTTGAGTCGATGCTCGATCCCCGCTGCCGTCAAACTCGCAGCGACCGCACGGGCGTGCCGCCAACCGGGTTCGTCGTTGTCGCACACGATCACAACCCGAGCACCCTCGAGGGCCCGTGTGTACTGCGGCAACCACTTCGACTGGTTCGGACCGCCTGCACCGCCCGGGTTTGTCGTCGCCACATACCCGGCGCGCTCGAGCGCATGAACGTCTTTCTCACCCTCGCACACCACGACGACCCCACCGGCCGCGGCCGTCGCAAGGACATCCGGCAACCGGTAGAGCGGCTTCTCGAGACCAGACGTTTTCCAGTCCCATCCGCCACGACCGTCGGGTTGGCGTTGCCGGAACGTCTTCTTCCCGTCGGCATCTCGATACCGCAGCACTTGGAACACGAGTTCCCCGTCGGCATCGAGATAGTCGTAGGTGTCCTCGAGGCGTCCCGGACCCTGCTGGCGGGGTTCCTCCGGCGGCGGGAACAAGTCGTTGATCGTCAACCCGAGGGCATCGCAGATCTGGGTCGTGTCGCACCCGTCCCCACGGTGACAGTGGATGAGCGCTCGACCGTCGGCACCTTCCCCCACCGACACCGACGGGTTGTTGTCGTCTGCTCGACACGGGCACGCCGCATCCCATTGGTTTCCGGCACGCCGAACCTTGTGGAGTCGTTTGAGGACGTTCTCAACCTGCGGGGACGGCATCCGGTTCCTCGCTCGGTTCGACCGGAAGACCGAGGGTTTCGAGTTCGAACTCCTCGATGACGCGTCGCCACGCACGAGTGAACGCTTCGTGGTCGTCTCGCGACGTCCCGTGGATCCCGGATTCGGCGAGGGCTTTCCCGACGAGGGGAGCGACGTCGGTCCACGTGCCTTGCTGCACCGCAAGGATCCGGTCCTTGGCCTGCACCCATGCTTGCTCGACGGTGATCGCATCCGTCAAGAACTCGGCGAGCACCATCCGACGGACCGTTCCCACTCGAGGTGCGAACGGCTTGTCGGCGAGGACGAGCGCGTCGATCGCCGACTGCACTTCCGTGTAGTTCAAATCGCCGAGGTATCGCCACCACATCTTGTAGAACGCTTTGCGACGATCCCCACCGAGACTCAGGTTCCAGTTGGCGATCACGCAGTCCGCCACCGTCACGAGTTCTTCTCTGGTCACCAGTCCACCTCCACCGTCGGAGCATCGAAATCAGTACGGAGCGTTGCCTCGAGCGCCATCCCGGCGAACCGTTCGATGTGCTGAGCATCCCGAAAGATCAACTCGAGATCGTTGTACTTCTTGTTCCTCGAGTTCTGTCCCATGTGGAAGTCCGACAACGCACACCCGTTGATCGCAGCGATGCACGTCTCGAACGAGTAGTCCCGCAGCGTTCGCTCGAGCAACCGTCGGCGACGGTCGGTCAGCACGGTCTGCGGGGCCCCTCGAGCGGTCCGGTGAACCTGCACCCAGTACTCGAACACGTCTTGGACCTTGTCCACGCGCGGGGGTAGTTCTTCGTCGGAGAAGAGAGAACAAGTTGTATTCACTACTACGACTCCTTCCGGAATGCAGTTGGAGTTACCAACATCCACATACTTCTTTCCTACCAACGTAAAGAAGAACCTTGGTACAAAGAACTACGTGGAGGTTGTTGGAGATGTTT